GAAGATAGAGACAAATCTCCAATATATCTGCAACCAAATTTCAGTTACTACACGAGATAGTTAAATGAGCTCCATAATGAATTACGATAGCCTTGTAGCGGATATCATTAACTATACTGAAAGAAACGACGATCAGTTTGTAGCTACAATCCCAACAATAATTGCCTTAACAGAGGCGAGCATTGCTGCAGAATTAAAAACACTACTTCAGTTAAATGTAGTAGAAACTACATTAGCAGTAAATCAAACAGTACTAGACAAACCAGTTCGCTGGCGCAAAACAGTATCCATGAAAATAAATGGGTCTCCAATACTTTTAAGGAGCCAAGACTATGTGGCACAACTTCAATCCCAGTCTAGTTCTGGTGAGCCTATTTACTATGCAGACTATGATTATAGTCATTGGACTTTTGCCCCAGCTCCGGATGCAGTATATCCTGTTGAAATAATCTACTATAGCTTAATTCAACCTTTAGATGCAAGCAATCAAACTAACTTATTCACTGCCACAACTCCTCAATTAATGCTTTACGGTGCTTTGTATCACTCAATGGTATATTTAAAAGCATTAGATAAGATTGGTGTTTGGAAAGGTTATTTTGATGATGCTATGACTGCAATTAAGGGTGAAGACAATGCCCGTAAAATCGATAGAAACACATCCATTCAAGAGCCATAAATATGACAACACCTACATACGTTTCCCCTTTCACTGGAACAGTGGTTCAGCCTACAGATGTATCATATCTTGCGCTTGCACTTACCAATAATACCCCTTTATACTGGCCTGCAGTTGTTAATGAAACACAAGTAGCTGTAGCTCGAATTATTGATTGTACCCCAAACACAACCTTATTATCAATATTCTTACCTGACGCTACACAAGGAACCGTAGGGTCAGATATTTTAATTCGTAACTTGGGATCAGTTCCGTTTACAGTAAATTCATATTTGCAGGATAATGCGGTATCAATACCCGCTGGATCAGCCAAGTATTTTTATTTAACAGATAATACTACACCGGACGGTATTTGGAATAATGTAACTTTTGGCGCAGGAACATCCTCTGCGGATGCTGCAAGTTTAGCTGGATATGGGTTATCAACAACACTTTCTGGTAAGCTTGCAACATCAAGTAATATTATTCAAGTATCAGCCTCTCCTACAATTGCAGAATCAAGTCGAGCATCTACCTATGTATGGAATTCTGGTGCAGGAAGTTTTACCCTACCTAGCTATTCATCAATTTTATCTGGCTGGTATATTGGTTTTAGAAATAATGGTACAGGTTCACTCACGATATCTCCCCAAAGCCCATCTACAATCAATGGTGCTCCATCTATTACTACTAATCCTGGGGATTCTGGGATTATTATTTATGACATTTCATCTGGCAACTTTTTCACAGTTGGCTGGGCTGTTCCCAATAGTATTACTTTTTCAGCAGCTACATATGATGTAGACAGCATTTCTGGATCCACACTTAATTTAGTGGCTAATGCGCCAATCATTGAAACCTACGTAGCGCTATCAGGCACCAGAACAACTAACCTAATTGTTACTCTCCCAGCAATTACACAGCTCTATGTATTAATAAGTCAAATTACATCAGGAGCATATAACATTGTTATTAATGTATCTGGAAGTACTACACCACCACTAACACTATACGCTGGTGATGTCGTGGTTGCAGGTACAGACGGGGGTACAATATTCCCAATTTCACAAGCATCGGTTACTAACTTTAATGCAGGTAATGGGTCAGCTACAGCACCATCGTTCAGCTTTACAAATGACTTAACTACTGGTATGTATTTAGCCAGTTCCCATGTTTTAGGATTGACAGTCAATAGTGTAGAAATGCTAAATATAGATAATACTAATACCTTAAACCCCCAAATGTCTACTACAGCAACATTTAACGCAGGACTAATTCCGGGCGGTACATTTTAAATGGCGGAACAACCTAGTCAAATACCACAACAATATTCTCAAGTATATGCTTTAGGAGTTGCTGCGGGTATTAAACGGGATGGTACCATATTTGAATCTACCGAATGTACAGATGGTGTTTGGTGTAGGTTCCAACGTGGTGTTCCAAAGAAAATAGGAGGGTATACTCAGCTATTTTCATCATTCCGGGGACCTGCTAGAGGCATGGTTTTAAATGGGTATAACGGAGTAAACTATATATTTGCAGGCAATCAACTTGGCTTAGATGTGTTCTTAACAGGCCAATCTCTTGCTGTTGGTGCAGGTCCATACTCTGCTCAATTTCTTGTTGGGTACTCTCAGTTTGCTGTATCGGCAAACACAACAACATCATTCACCATTACAAGTACAACTAACTATACCGGACTATATAGCACTGGAACTAAAGTAGTATTTGCCCAATCTGCGACACCTACGTTCTATACTGTTACTACATCTACGTTCTCTGGAACGGCTACAGTGGTTAATTTTGGCCCTAGCTATACAGGAACTATTACTAATGTTTGGCTGGCTAATGACTACTTTGCCCCAAACCCAGATTTATTATGGCAGTTTGACTTTCAATATTCTCCATTAGGGGGTGCACTTAATTTAGTCATGCATCCGGGATTAAACCTATCTAATATTGATAACGGCGTTAATACACAGGTATACTTAGGATCTACAATACCTAACTCCGGAAATCAATGGGTATTTACTGGGTTAGCCGATACTGCAGGAACAAGCCCAACATATCAACCAATTGCAGTTGATGGTGGTGTTTGTACGCTTCATCCTTTCTTATTTGTATATGGCTCAAATGGCTACATAGCCAATAACAATGTAAGTTCTGTTTATGGAAGTCAAACATTAAACGATTGGAATGGACCGCTTGCCAATCAGGTCAATATGGCCTCTGGCAAGATTGTATTTGGTTTACCAGTGCGTGGCGGTACCAGTTCACCCTCTGGGTTGTTCTGGGCTACAGATAGCTTAATTCGAGTATCCTTTGTAAACAGCGCTCCTACATATTGGCAGTATGACATTGTATCAAGTCAAACATCTATCATGTCTTCTAGGGCAGTTGTTGAAATAGATGGTTTATATTTCTGGATGGGTGTTGATAGGTTCTATGTTTACAATGGTATGGTTCAAGTATTACCTAACGACAAAAATGTAAACTGGCTTTTTAACAACATGAACTATAATCAAAGACAAAATGTCTGGGCTACTAAGGTGCCGAGATATAATGAGATATGGTTTTTCTACCCAAGAGGCGAGTCAGTTGAGTGCAGTGATGCAATCATTTATAATGTAAAAGATAAGATCTGGTATGATGCTGGTGAAGCTGAGGGAGCTCGTAGATCCAGTGGGTTTACCACAGAGATATTTCCAACACCTATATGGGCTGGTTGGGAGTATAACACTTCTTACAGTGTGGTATATAATGTAATTGCTACACCTACAGGATTACCTACACCAACAGCCTATCAGTTCTATGTTAATGGTAATGTTACACCAACATTTTCACCGGGTTCTTTTTTAACTTTTACTAAGGTTGAATTCGATCCGATGTTTCAAGTAGCTACCAGTATTTATAATACAGTACATAATGCTACATTGATTACAACAGTGACTTCGCTTACAAATACCCCTGCCGTTGGATCAATATTTTACGCGATCAGTGGGGGATATGGTATTTGGCAACATGAGGTTGGCTTGAATAAAGTCACACTAAATGCAGAAACTGCCGTGTTATCTAATTTTACTACTTGTGATATCAGTTGGGTCGGAGGAACTCCTTCGGCGCATAATTCACCATCAATTAATAGAAGAACACATTTAAGACGTATAGAACCCGATTTTGTGCAGGTTGGTACGCTTAATATGTCTGTCCTAGGCAAACCCTTTGCCCAAGGGTTAGAAGAAGACTCAGGGCCCTTCCCGTTCACTTCAGATACGGGTAAAATAGATTTACGTATAGAGCATCGTGAAGTTCGCTTACGGTTTGAGTCTAATGATGTTGATGGTAACTATGAAATGGGACGTGTCTTAATTACCGCTGAATATGGGGATGAAAGACCTTAGCTAAGTATATGATTTTAAACGATATTTTTTATGTATACATACATGGCTAGTATACCAAAATTCTTTCCTTATGTGCCTCACTATTCTAGTTGGGAAGACTTTAATGGTAATTTGATAATGTCTTATGGGGCTGAACCAATCGCATACACTACAGCAGAGAATTGGAAAGAGACAGCTAATAGCTTAACTCAAACTCCCGCGTTTTCAGGCTATCCAGTTCCGGATCCAAGTTTGTATTCAAACTGGCAAGATTGGGCTAGTGAATTTGTTTTAATAGTTAATGGTAAAGTACGATAAAAGGGCGTATAATAAGCATTTTATGTATTAGTATACTTAGATGATAACCTATCAGCAAGAAACATTAGAAACATTTTTACCAGATTCAAAACCATTATTTGATGTATTTTATGATGAAATAGCTCAAAACAAAGATGATATTCCTGCAGGATTTAATACAGAATTTTATAAACATTTAGAAAGTCGAAATAGATTTAAAATATATACTATTCGAGATAATGATAAATTAATAGGATTTAGTTTTTGGATATTGTTTTACCATCCTCATTTTAAAACAAGTCTTACTGCAACATCTGATTTGATTTTTGTATTACAAGAATATAGAAAAGGGCTATTTGGATATAAATTTCTAAAACATTCCCTTAACCAAATTAAAAAACATAACCCACAGAGGATATTGATTGGCGTAAAACCTAACAATGACTTTGGTAAAATATTAGAAAGACTAGGAGCTAGCCATTTTGAAACTGTGTACTCATTTAAACTGGAATAAAAATGTCTGATTTCGTAACCAGCGTTATTCCGGGTATGGATTTTCTTCCAAGTGCTTCAGATATTCTTGGTAGTGTATTTGGTCCAGACTCTGCTGCAACTCCAATAGATTCTGCATCAACTCCAATAGATACTTCTGGCGCAGCTCCAAATACTCCTATTGATACAACTGGAAGCCCTTATGGTCCAGCCCAAACACCACCCGGTGTCACTCCCGATCCCAGCTTACCTAATCCTGTAGATTTGACACAGACTACAACCCTTCCATCCACCGGTGGACTTCCGGGCATTCCGAGTTCCGTTACTAATGCATTGACTAATGCAGCTACTAAAGCTGGTGTTAGTGCTGGTTTAGGTGCATTAGGTTTGGGCACTACGACAACACCCACTAGCACTACGACAACACCCACTAGCAATAGTACAGGTACAAATACCTCTAATTTAAACGGTACTGTGGGATCTTCTAATGGAGGATTTACTAATTTCACTCCTGGAATAACTACCGGTTCTAACAGCGAAGTTAATTTAGGTGGTACATTTGCAGCACCACAATCTTATAACACTAACGTACAAGCCCCTCAATATGCGGTAGGCGGGGGAGTTTCACCATTTGAATTCTCAGGCTTTCATGTAGGTCAAAACAAAGGGTCTTCTACAGCTTCATTACATGGTGTAAACCCTAACTTCCCATCTATGGCTGATACGGCACCGCACTTTGCAGATGGTGGACATATTCCAGAGTTTTATTCTGAAGGTGGCGCTAAGAGTAACACATATGTTACTGGCGAAGGTGATGGTACAAGTGACAGCGTTCCAGCCATGTTAGCTAAAGGTGAATTTGTATTGCCAGCACATATCGTATCTGATTTAGGTAACGGTAGCAATGAGGCGGGTTCTAAAGTTTTAGATGAGTTCTTAAAGGTTATTAGGGAACACAAACAGTCAAATGATTCTGATAGCTTGCCTCCTGATAGCAAGGGCCCATTAGGATATTTATCAATTGCAGTTAAAAAGGTAGGAAAATAATGGCTTCAGCCCTAGATTCATTAACGCAAGGAACAGCAACGCAAACCACTACGATGCCGTCTTGGTATGACCAAGCACAACAAAATGTTGTGAGTGGGGCCACAGCCGGGGCAGCAAATGTTCCACTGTTACAAAATACAGTCGCTGGTACAGCAATTAATAATTTAAGTAATCCTGCAACTAATCCATTTACACAAGCTCAGGGTTCTCTTAATACTATTGCTACTGGTGCAACAAACCCTTGGACTACAAACGCTACAACTGGCGCAGTAACACCAAATACTAATACGGCTATGGGTGGATTATTTGCTGCACAGAATCAACAATTACAAGGGCTACTACCAAGTTATGTAGCTCCAGCTGATGCTGGCGCAATTGCAAGTGGTGGATTTGGTGGTATGAGAGATGTATCTGCTGCCGATACAGCAGTAACAAATGCTCAAAATGCCTTAACTGCACAACAAATGCAGGCGGCATTGTCTAACCAACAGACTGGTGTCAATGCGGCAACAGGATTAACTAACGTAGGTACTCAAGGCACTTCTGCTGAGACAACATTAGGCCAAGCACAGCAAGCATCACCATTGACAGCAACAGCTGATTTAGCTAATATCTTAGGCACCATTAAAGCTCCAACAGCGGTTACAAATACACAAACCCCATCGATGTTACAAAACATTACAGGGCTTTCAAATTTAGGTTCTGCAGCTAATAGTTTATTAGGAGCTGCAGGAGTCAATACTGGATCAAATTTATTGTCAACGATTACAGGGCTATATAATGGTACGCCAAGTACAACCGGAGTAGATGCAGCTACAGGCATGATTAATAACCAAGCGCCTATAGACACAACTACAGGAACTACAAGCCCAGCAGATAACGGTTTAATTAACAATATACCAGTGGGTCCAGATTTATCTAATACTAGCACTGATACTACAGGGTCTTCTGCTTTAGATGCCCTTAACTCTTCACTTACAGGGGTTTCGTCCGTTGGTATTGTTGAATCTCCGGACTTACAGGGGCTTAATACATGGCTGGATTAGATTCAATAACACCAACGGACGAAACCCCAGTAGATACGGCCGTAACTCCTTCTGCTCCTTCGGGACTCGCTGGGTATACATCTATTGCTGGCCCTAAAGGTACTAAAACACTTTTAGATCCTACAAATTCAGAAGCCATCCTTAAAAGAATGCAAGATCAGCTAGATGCTCGTACTGGTCCTATGGCTTCTTTTCAAAGTAACATGAAGGATGCTATAGCAGCTTGGGCTCCGTATACTCAAGTCAATGCAGCTATGAGCCAACGTGATCAAGATAAAAGAGCTGAACAGACTGATACTGATGCTATGCAAATGCAAATTGCAAACTTCAGAGCGCAACAAGCTTTACAAGCAGCTAGTCGTCAAAACTTTGGTGATGTGCTTGCTAAATATAATCAAGGTGTTCAAGGAGCTCAAACTCCTCAAAGTGATCAAGGTACACAAGGTACACAAGGTACACAAGGTACACAAGGTACACAAGGTACACAAGGTACACAAGGTACACAACTTCCAATAGACCCGGCAGTAATGGCTAACATTATGAGTTTGGCTCAAACAAATCCAGAAGCCGCTCAAGCAGAATATACTAAAGCATTAGCAGCTCGTTCATTACAAGCTGGAAAAACAAAGGGTGACTTAACACTAGCTCAATACAATTATGAGCATAACCCGGCTATGATGGAACAAAGACAGTGGGCTATTCCAGGTCAACCAGGCAAATATTTCTTTGGTAGTATTGTGGATTTTCAAAAAGCATTTCCAAACAACCAGCCTGCTCCTACCGCTGGTGCTCCTACCGCTGGTGCTCCTACC